CAGGGAGTCGAACCCCATCGCCGAGTATAACCCCCCGGCAATCAGCAACTAGCCACTAACTACAACTAATATTACAAGTGTACTTTTTATCCCCAACGAACGCCTATCCATGTCTAGGTTACCAGCCGTCGTAGATTCGGTTCAACCCGTTGGGTGCTCGACTAGCCCGGGTGCGCACACCCGTTCACAGTTAATCGTGAGTCTGGGCCCCCCCCCGTAACGTGGGGGGGGATAACGGGCCTATGGCCTATAAAGCTAACATGGCGACACGAGACATTGCGCCCACAGCAGTGGACACAAATTTGGAACCAGTGGTGTAAATTTCACGAGCCTCTGGGCCCAATGCCCATCGACCAATGTTCCCGACTGTACGCAATATGTCATTCAACGTGTTGCGCGTCTCGGGCACCTTCTGGCTGGCCACGAGGCCTGTGCGCTGGGCAGGTGTAACATTAACCTCCCAAACGCAATTGACCTCGTAAACCACAGATCCAACATACGCATTTTGCACGGCCACAATAAGGGAATTGCCAGACTCTATAGGCGCTGGGGTTTGCGATGAGATAGTGTAGGGGGTATCCTGGTATGTTGATATCCATTTCTGGTCATCGAATCCAGGCACCCACAAATACTCATGCACCCGCTCGCCGAGCCGGTCTGACTGGGGGAACGACGAAACCGTCGCCCCAATATTCAGAAATTCGCCAGCATAACCCGTGGAAGCGGCAATGTTGGTTGGGCCTAAAGTGGCCCATACTTGACCCTGTCTATTCAGCTCAGAGCCAATGTACTTAACCTTAATGCATGCCGCGACACACCTGGCCGCTCCAAACGTACCGGGGGCACCCGAATACGTAGTGTTCTGGTAATAACTATACCCAAACAAGGAATACGCGACAGGGTCACTGTAAATAGCTGTCACAGTCCCTCCTGTGGTCACACAACCGCCATACATGATGGGGCTAACTGACGCTCGGGAATCCGGAGCAAACTGCTGACCGGGTCCAAACTGAGCGTTCTGGATAATATATGAGGGTGTGAACTGCAAAAAGGAATCGGTAACGTTATTACCCACGTTAGTAGGTATAACAATATTCTTCGTCCTAAAAAGCAGTCCGGTGCCCTCACCTTCATATGGTGGCATAACCAAATCACCATTACAAGGATCACCCAAGAGCTCCAAATACTTAATGGCGTGCGCGTCCAAGCCACCCCTCAGTAACTGAGAGTACTTATTCTGCACGGACATAGGTTTGGGAATTTTCGCCATGGCCTTATTTTTATTGTTATTGTTATTTTTATTCTTCTTGAGCGTAATGCCCTTCTTGGTCTTAACCATTGTGAGAGAAAAGATATTTGAGGTTAGAAAGCGGTGAGACAAGTGGTGAGCTTATCTCAACGGCGAAATGGCAGCGAAATTCTCCCAGGTGACCCTCGCACGCTACCTGTAAGTCTGGCAATATGCCAAATGCCCGCCAAAAAGACACCCGGGTCTCGGGTGAAATCTCAGCGGTTACGCTACTCATTCGCTGGGCTAACCTGAACATCCCACTTTCCGCGAGCATCTCATGGGTGGTGGTCCGCTTAAGGCCGTGCGACGCCTTGATCATGGACTGGGCCAAGGCCTGCCATAATGGCATGCCCCGTCCCAGAGCCAAATTGCACATCCCCATATTATATGCCCATCGCTTGAGGTCTTGTTCATTATCCATAGGCAACAAGGTGGTGAGATCCTTATCAATTGCCACCCGTGGGTCCCGAACCATAACGTACGTGCCGTCAGGGCCAAAGACCGGCTGGGTCTGGCAAAATGATATTTGCTCAAATACGTAGACAGGCTCTTCAACTTCAAGCACGAACCCATGATCCAAAAAGAATATGGGCAAGTACTCGCGGATACGGTCAATATCGCGACGATCCATCACAAGGACGCAATCGTCACCATTGTTGGCCAACCGGGCCTTAACGCGTGCCTTGCGAACCATATGTAGCATCAATGAGCACATGATTAGGCAATTACCCATACCGGTGTTCATATCACCGGACATGCGTCTACCGAGCACAGTGTACTTAATGTCGCCATCATTGGTCCGCGCATACCCCTTGTTCTCTAGCTGCCAGGATAGTAGCCGAGCGAGCTCACGGCGGTTCTTGCCTTTAAAGCACTTCAGGTACACTGAATGCTCCCACTCAAGGGTGTCATGATCCACATGTTGGTCAAACCTCACCGCATCAATCGGTAAGGCGACCGGATCCCTGAACTCGTTCCACATCTGGTGCATTATATCACCAGTCTCTGAAGCGTTGTACCCCTTCATTATGGTTGGCCCTCCCCAAAGCTTCGCCATCGCCTCCTTAACTCCTCTCTCCAACAGCTTAACAAACCGACCTAATTCAACATTCATCCGCGCGGATCGTGGCTGAATCACGCGAGGAGCGGGATCTGGTTTGAGGGTGAAGTTAATCTTCTCCCCCTTCACAAAGGTTGACAAATAGCTGTCGGCTCTACAAACCGGCCTCGTTGCTAGGCTGGTGACAGCATTTTCAAAAACAGTCCTCCTACGGCCGCTGTACAACTCAACGAATTCTCGTCGGGACAGTCGGCGACAGGCGGGCATGTTCTCAGCGATTTGGTTAGCCATCACCCTCAGCTCTTCATACACTCCCTTGCGGGGCCGCGGTACCTGGGTGAGCCTGCCGTCGATCACTCGACCACAAACCCGCTCCAGCAGCCCCCGTCTTATGTTTGCATAGGAATTGTTTTGGACCCCGTAGTCCCACCCTACACCGATACCAGTAATCGTGTAGGCCGTTCTCCGCTTTGAGGCTCCCATCCTAGGCTCTTCGGTCCACCTCAAAACCGTGCCCTGCACCAACCCAGCCTCTGGGATTGGTGTGCGGACAAGGGTATCAACCCCAAGAGCCTTCCGTAGGCCCCCCTATTTGGCCTTCCAAGAGAGGCCCTCCCTCTCTCGTAAAAGCCATCTCCGCCATAACGGCACCACCTCATCCATTCTCATGGCATGGAGGCGATCCCGTACAAACGAGCTATGTCTAAACGCTTTCACCTCTAAATCTAGCTTGTCGGGAACAAACACTAATGGTGTTGCCAATTGGAGCAACCTAACGCGTTCAACCTTCCGCACGTCTTTGCACTCCATTGCCTTTACTAGCAACTCCATGGCAACCAACCGGTTTGCCTCAGTCAAGGCTGGTGTCGTACCCATTTTCAACTTAACCGTCTGCGCGAGATGCCAAGCAAACCTGCGCTGGCGGTCCTTGCTGCGGGATAACTCAACCCCGCCAAGGGAGTTGGACTTGTCGGAAAAACACATCGTCAATTCCTCCTCTTCCTCCTGCGGATTGGTGCTGTCATGATCCACCACCTCACTCAATCCCCTGACAGTTTCACGCATACTACTACGTGACGCATAAGTCCCACGAAGGGTCATAGCTTGGTACACTGTAGAGATCGCCTTAATAACATCAAAGTTGGGTCCCATGAGGTTGGTTAATCCCCACAGGACACCAGTTGCAGTCAAACCAAGATATAACCCTTGGCCAACGCCGAATGTGGTGGTTGTATCACTGATAGCTCGATGCGTTTCGCGGATGAGGTGCATCACTCCTGGCTGTACGTAGCTAACGGTCAACTGCGGTTCGCCCCCTCTCGGGTAGCCTGGGCCAGTAGCAGCTCCAGCGG